GGGTGAGTCCGTTTTTGGAATTCAGTAAATTGCTCATCAAGAAATCCTATAAATGCAAGCAATTCATCTCTATCCATATCTTTAGCGTCATGCTTCCACATGGAACATTTCAACCCACGCTTAGTATATTCCTTAATGTCCTCTCGCCACCTATCCACTGTGTCTCCCATCTATATATCTCCTTTTTTAATATCCGGCCTCACTACTCGCTGGTCTATAATCTCTTTTCTTTATCTGTGCGGCAAACTGTTTCCATCTTTTCTCTTTCTCTTGTTGGTCATGTATATACATACATAAATACTGCAATGAATCCGCAATATGGGACGAAAAGTTCTTCTCCGGAGTTGGCTTATACTCCTCACCCAGAGACTTCCTATCCTTCTCGTAATGATATCCGCCATTGAGAGCTTTACGTAGATAGCGGCAATTAGGGGAAAGTAGAAACCCCGGCTCTCCATTAACCATTTTGTTCAGGAAATATTCCACAGCTCCAAGCCTTGAAACCATATCGTTGGTTCCAGCCGGTTCAACACCATTTAATCCAATTTCATGACTATGAAGAATCTCAAAAGAAGTCTGTTCGGCGGTTGCGGCACGGCTCGTGCCTGTCATGTCCCCGAAACCCACCACGCTCATACCGAAGTATTTTTGCCTAAGAAGGGGAATTAATGAGTTTTCCAGGAATGGTTTGAAGAGCACCCCATCTGCCACTACCTCATCCAATATACGAAGTTGACCAAGAGGGGTGATTTGCCCGACAGATACCCCGGGAGATAATCCGAAATCCCAACCTGTGATAATTGGTAATCCTTTCATGGGTTCGAGAATATGCGGCGATACATGGATATTATCCCTGAATGATTGAAACACAGGTCGCCCAGATACCAGATACCCGTACTGCCCGTGGATGTAGATGCGAATGTACATCTCGGACTTTCCCTTGGCCAAGTTCTGGTAGTAGTTTTTGGGAAGGTGTTTGGTATTTTCTGCATGTGAGGATAAACCGGAAGGTTGTTTGAACATCTTAAAGTTATCTGGTTTGGTTTTTTCCGCAATGTTATATAGGGACGATCCTTCATCCGGCGGGTTTGTGTCCATAAACATCCCATACCAACTTGCCCCGCCGTCACGCTTGGAAGGATAACGCCCTATTCGGGAATCCATGGCTTCAATAATGCTCCATGGAATTTCCCTTACTTCATTAAACCATGCCCAGGTAACTTCAAGGGAAAGTAAGTTGGATACTTGATCAGGTCGGTCGAGGGCGCGGAAGATTACCTCATGTTGAATGCCAGGGAATTTGGTGAAAATATAAGTGTGATCCGTGACTCGCCATTCACCGAATAAACGAGGCGGAAACCAATCATGGAAAGTCTTTATTGTTGTATCTTTGAGCTGACCATAAGAATTCCTTACAACGACAGATCGGGTTCTCCTTATGCCGTCCGGACTAGGGGTTTGTTCGTGTGCGCGCCTGATATCCTCCATGACACAACCAGAGCTCTTGCCGCTCCCGAACGGGCCCATCAAACAACGCATACGGGTATTATCCAATGCAAACCGCTTAATAGTCTGGACATCAGAATAATCATACATGACTTGATATGGGGGAATAATTTCAGCCAATAATCATAGTCGCCTCCGGTTATTTTCTTGTCTGCTCTGGTTGCTCTATATCCCTGAAGTATAATAATCGGGAGTTAGTGCATCGGCTTTAAGATAGAACTCCTTAATGTAATCCCAATCTCTGTGCCATACACCAAACTCCATATTCTTATATTTCTCAAAACCTAACATCCTCCGCTCACAGTATAATTTATCTGCTACAAAATCTTGCGGATAACTAATTGCCTTTAATTCGATATCTCTAACACATACCCTTATATCCATCTTATTCCCCCGGATCTACACTCTTATCCGTGACCCTTTCGTACAGCTCCCTGATTTCCTTTGCCTTCTCAGGCATGGGATAGCTTCCCGCTTCCGCCCCTACACGCATAAACGGCGGGGTGCCGGGCAGGGGAGACATTGATATTCTGTTTACCTTCTCCATTTTAAGGCTTATCGGGTTTTGTTCCTGGGCTTCATACATGGAGAAGACTCGGGGTTTGAGAAGTTTATTGCCCCCGATAAGTCGCCCGATGATAAACAAGCCTGTTGAGAATAGCATAGTGAGGACGCCTTCCTCTTTCTTTTTGGATATCAGCGTTCTTATGTCGGAATCTTCTCTGGGTAATGGTACACCGAAAATTCTGTCTTTATCGTCCATAATCTTTTTCCTCCCTCAAGGTTAAATGGTTTAGACTATATATCCCCAGTCATCTGCGAGGATGTCGGTCTGTGATGCAAGCCAGGGTACTGCTTTATTATCTGCAGTTTTCATACAAAGATATGGGAGATGCTGAAGAAGCCTTTCTCCATCAAAAATCTTTTCATTCTTACCGACATAAAATACATACATATCCTTCCCGCTCCACCCCGATCTGAACACCCTCTTGCCTTCCTTCAATGCTGTTAATGCGTACTGGAAATCCATAACTCCCTCCTTTTATTTATTCACTTTAAATTCTCATACCTTCTAAACTTCACCGTCCCCCCTCCCTCTTTACGGTACGGCTTTCCCTTAGCATCCAGGATAGGTGAATCACCCGGGAAAGGACGTGGCTTACTAAAGCTCTTCAACATCCTTTCTGCTAATAGCTTCGGGGAAATATCATAGAACTTAACTTTATGGCTCCCGATAATTGGTAAATCTTTATCTAAAAACATAATCTCACCCTATCCCTTATACGCTTATTATGTTCTTCAATAAATTCCTTTGACAATGGTTTGTGTCCCTTTAGTCGGTGTATCTCTTTTTCAAGTTGATCCATTCTCACTTCAAGAGCTTTAGATCTATCCTTCCAGTATTGCGTATCTTTGTCCATCACTCACTCATCTTACAGGCTTCTATACATATTACTTGCGTCCTGTTGCCTACCCAGTTCGCCAACCCATCCATCCTGAAACCTCTATAAGATAATTTCTCGTTCATGTGAAATTCACCAGTTAAATAATCCACGTTGGTCAGGTGATGAGTATTGTATAGTATATCATATTCAGCCCCTTCACAATCTATTTTTATCAACCTCACTCTATCCAGCCCGAATTCCCCCCACATCTCATCCAGCCCCATGACGTCACATTCGACCCGGATATGGTAGCGGTCATCAAACGTCATGATACTTGAACTGCCCCCGGAGTAGTCGTTCCTACCCATGGATATGGTGATCTTATCCCTCACCTTGCCCGCCCCGAGATTATAAGCCTCGATGTTAGGGCAGTCGTTCAGCTTTATGTTCTGCTTGAGTTTCATGAATGTGCGGGGTACGGGTTCAAGTGCGATTATCCGGGTCTGGGGGAAGAGTTTGGACATCATGATACTAAACATACCCTCACAGGCGCCGATGTCCAAGATGACGTCACGGTCCCTGAACTCTATGCCGGACTCCAGGACTTTATAGTTGTCCCTAAAGATCTCGGAGATGAGTTCATGAGCCTGGGGGGTTGGATGGAAATGGAAATCGATATCGCGGAACTTATAGGTTATTATGTTCATATTTTCTCCCTCAAATTTTCTACCTCTTCTGGATTTTCATCACGCCATTGCTTCCAACTCGGGTCTTTAAGTTTATGTTTTATCCAAGTGGGATGATCTGGTGTAGGAGAAAACGGTTTTTGTCTTCTTGGAGAACATCGGCTACATAGTTGCGGTAATTTACTATGAATTAAAAGGTGCCTACTACAAAAATAAAGTCCACATCCTCGTTCACCCCCATACGGTTCACCACCGCAGACGTAACCCAATCCCCGATTTATTTCTTTATTACAGTCGGGGTGATCGCAGAATGCCGGTACTCCATACCCTATATCCCTTTGCCATTGTGTATCAAACCCTACAGACCAGCCCATCACCACCCCCTATGCCTCATATGATAATCATTCAGCTTTTTATATATCCAGAAAGTCACTACCAGATATACCACTATCGCTAAAAATAACAACATGATCTTCCCTCCTTATCTTGCACACGGCTTAGGTTTCTTTACTGGTCCCATGATAATCACCTCCCTTTTCGAAGTAAAACTTCCCATCAAAAATCCGTTCCTGTACGATACCATAATCAAGTGCCACATTATAGATATAAACCTTTTGCAACCTTTCAGCCAACGTAATCAACCTTCTCCGATAACCCTCCAAGGTACTCGATCTCTTGTAATGATTGCATCTTCGGCACGAAGGGTTTAAGTTTTCCATAGCATTAAGATCGCCAGTTTTAATGAAATGGTAACGGCACCTAGGAAGGATGTGATCAACCTGCATGGACTTCATATCGATCACCTTCCCGCAATAAGCGCAATGACCCTTATATTTATCGTACACCCTTTGCCGATCAGATCTTCTCATTTTCCCCTACCTTGCCTTGCAGATAAGTCTTACCATCAAACACCAACCCCGCCTTTTTCTTATGTATATTTGGCGTCCATTTTGGTCTGAATTTTGGATCGGGCTGCTCCCATGAATTTTTACCAATCCTTATCTCAGCAACCCCGCCATCTTTATCAATCTCCGGTTTTGGGTAAAACAGCTTATTTATTAACTCCCTAATATAAAGTCTCAGTCTGTCAATCATGACCTACCCCCCTTGCTATAATTCACTCCAGTATCAGCATCCCTATAGTATAGCAAATCTTCTTCTGGATTTAATCCGATTCCTCGGAGAAACTCAAACATTTCTTCTATTGTTTTAGGATAAGTGGCCTTGCCAAAGCTGTCTTCTATTTTCGCTATCTCATCTTCAGGAAGAGCTTTTGAAAAAGATAGTGCCCGAATAATTTTATGACCAAAGTCTTGTTTGTTGTCACTTCCTATGATTACACGGTTCTTGTCAATCATAACTTCCCCCCCTACCATTTTTCGCATAAATGATCGCAGGTCTTGCCCATTCCCTTTGAAACTTTTTCCATTCCTTGTCCTGTTTTCCCGTCTCGTCTTTCCAGAGCATGGCCATCGGCGTGAATCCTGCTTGCATAGTTTTTTTCATCCGGTATTCAGCATGGCCGATCGAATCTCCCTTGTACCCACAGAGGACAAAACAGCGTAGGGAATGAGACTGCGGGTGAATTTTGAACCCGTAACTCTGTAAAATACGCCCCGCATTTTGCAATGGTTCCAGATCGTCTGGTGTATCGTAGGCAAAAAACATCTGCTTTATTTTCAGTGTTGTCAGGCCGCCTGCTACCCAATTTGACATCCGCGCCGCTTCAAGGCCACCAGTAAATTCAACAGGCTGCCTTTGTCTTCCCAGCATGGCAAACACCACCCGGATATGATCGTCGCTACAAGCCAAAAGATTATCGTCAAGGACGTTCCATCCTTCGGTTATGGGCAGTTCTCTTATTTCCCGCCCTTCTCGTTTGGGAACTGAGCAAAACCAGCAACGGTTAGGACATCCCCGCGAAGTGATAACATAACCAGGTTTGAGATACATCCCCGGCACAAAATCTCCACCTCGTTCATTCAAAGCAGGGCCACCCATTTTAACAGGTGCAACATGATTCCATTCACGCGCCAACTTTTCAGCCATCGGGATGTCCCAAGTAAAAGTTACGGAAACATGAATCTCGTCCGCTTCGTCAAAGAGGTCAGGCCCCTTTCCGATTCTAACCAGATCATCAATAGGTGTTGCTTTTGTCTTTCGTGGGAATACTCTTATAATTCTCCTCCCTACCATTTCCCCACATCCTCCTCATACTCGCTACCATCCGGATTAATCGCATGGGTTATCTGTTTCATATCAATGGCGCCCTTACCCTTATCCATCTGGCTTGTGATCTTCTTCTCGTCCTCCAACCCCTTCAGTACCACAAAGACCATCTGGTTGGCCGGTGCAGTCGGATCGTCCTTGGATCTGATCTTGGCAGTCAGTAGGCTCGCTTCTATCTTTAAGAGCTCCTTGACCATAAACTTAAATTCCTTGTCATCACCCTCTATAAGATCCCTCAGCTTCTCCCTGCCCTTTACCTTCTTATACACCCACCTCATATCCTGCAGCATCTCGTAGGCGCTCTTCTCATCCTCGGCCTCATGCTTAGAGTCGGCTGGAGGGGGAGGAGAACTAACAGTATCAATCTCCTCTATCCCCAACCGCTCTTTTAATGCCTCTGCTTCCTCAGTAATTTTCAGGAGCCTCTTTTCACCTCTCTTAGCCTCAGCCTTTATCTTCACCTTCCCAACCTTGGCCACCTGTTCGAGATGCTTGAGTTCACGCTGGGACAGTCCGCCCTTCTTGAGCTGGTTGAAGTTATCGGTTATGGGAGAGTCTTTCGGAGCGTATCCGCCCTTAGCACCCATTAGAATAACCCTCCTACTTCCTGATATATTCTCTTATCGCCCATAGTCACATACTCAGGGTTTAATTCAATACCAACGAACTTGCGTCCTAATTTCTCAGCCACTACACCAGTTGTACAGGCACCGGCGAAGGGGTCAAGTATCGTATCGCCTATCCTACTCCCTGCCTTGATACATATTTCCGGTATCTCAGGCGGGAAAGTTGCGAAGTGGGCTTCTTTGAAGGGCTTTGTGGTGATCGTCCAGACGGAACGGCGGTTGCGACCTGATTCAGAATTTACGAAGGTCTTTTGCCGATACCACGAAGGCTTGTCTGCACCGGCATTATCAGGACTTTCATCATTAAAATATTTACTATAATTCTTTCCCTGTGTATGCCGTCCTGTTGAGTTGCGGCTATCCGCAAGGGTGCTTTCTGCCAATGATTCTTTTATCGCCTCCGCATCGTAAAAATACCTTGCCGATTTCGTGAGCAGGAAAATGTATTCATGGGATTTTGTGCATCTGTCTGTAACTGATTCCGGCATAGGGTTCGGCTTCGCCCAGATTATATCCTGCCGGAGATACCAGCCGTCCGATTGAAGGGCAAATGCTACACGCCAGGGAATGCCGATGAGGTCTTTGGGTTTAAGGCCGGATGCATCGAGGGTTGATTTATTTCCGCGGTCGAGAGGATGCGCCCCGGCTTCTTTTCGTTCCTTCCCGAGACTTGAGGGTCCGCCGCCCGGATTGTAACAGGTGCCTTTACCGCTGGCATAAGAGTCCCCCAAATTCAGCCACACCGTACCGTCATCCTTCAACACCCTCTTAACTTCCCTGAATACCTGCACGATATGGAAGACGTAAAGTTCAGGGGTCGGTTCAAGGCCAAGCGAACCCCGCCAAGCTGAGCACTTGGAACAGAAATTCCCGCAAGCAGAATTTTGCCCTGTTGCGGGGCCGGCTTTCGCACCTATTGTCTGTGGGACTTGATTCTTATATGGCTTTAACGCTGGCAATTCTTCATCTCCCCACTCATGTTCACACCCCAGATCACCATCCCACACCAAAGAAGGTAGGCCATAATCCCTTAAACCCCAATACGGCGGCGAAGTGACGCAACATTGTACCAATTCAGCTTCCAGCGTCGGTAATACCTTTAAGCAATCACCCTGATATATCACTCCACAACCTCCACGTTCTTCATCTTCAACCCCTTCCTCTTCACCACGTCCTCAAAGCCCCCCATCTGCCCCATGGCCTTACAGAATAGCCACGACCCCGCCAGGAACTTCTGGATATAGGTTTTGTTAAGCGAGAGATTGGCGACGTGGACGAGTATGGGGGCGGGTTTGGGGGAAGGAGGTTTGGTCATAATGAGTTCTCCGTTTCTAATATACCTTTCATAATCTGATATGCCACCTGTGGAACTATGGCGTTTCCGAGGGATTTAAGTCTGTCCACCCTATTGGGTACCCTTGCATCCACTCGACAAAGGCGGGTTGCAACTTCAATCCACGGGGTGTTCCAGTTGTTAGTATCCTTGTTGGCAAGGTCATATCTCCCCCCTCCATTGCTATTTTCACCATCGTTTTCATATTCCTTCTTTCGTAACTGTCCTGTCCTCTTGGTGTCGGGAGCATGGCAATTTTCGTCTGTAAGGTCGCTCCCCACTTCGTTCCGTTTTCCGATGTCCTGCTCATTCCATCCAACGCAACACTCCCCGCTATCTCTCCCGTATGCGCCCCTCTCGGTGTTGCTGAATGAGTGGGCAACAATCCACACCCTATCCCTTCTATGCGGGGCATTGACGGCGCAAGCTGGAATAACAAACGCTTGGACTTCGTAGCCTTGATTTTCCAAGTCAGAAATACAATCGTCGAGTCCCATATTAATGAACCCAGCAACATTTTCGCCAATAATCCAAGTGGGCTTTGCTTCGGAAACCACTCTAAGCATTTCAGGCCAGAGGTAACGGTCATCTTCCTTGCCTCGTCGCTTCCCGGCACAACTGAAAGGCTGGCAAGGAAATCCACCTGTGAGGATGAAGGGGGGTCTATTTTCTCCGTCAATAATTCCCGACTCATAACTACTTCCAGGTTTGGATTCTTGTCGTGAATCCTCTCTTCTCTTATATCTCCCGTCATCCTCGATCGAGGCGTAGGAATAAGTCTTGATGTCGTCATGTATCGGAACTCCTTTAAAATTCTTCTGCAAAACCTTCTGGCAAAAAGGATCGATCTCAACAAACTGGACAGTCTCTACCCCCGCCCAACGAGCCGATAATGCGAACCCTCCAATACCGGAGAAGAGGTCGATGTGATTGTAATTGGGAGTGGGGATAAAAGAGGGAGTCTTGCTGTTATGCGTTAAGGTAGTCTCCATGACTCAGCTTCATACGCTACCTTTTCTGATAAGTCAAGCGATTTCTACCATTTTTCTAATATTTTTTGGGGGAATGGTTTAGGGAGTGGGATATTGCTTTGGGACGACGGGGGAGGGGCTAGGGAAAGATTAATATTATAGGAGTCAGGGATAGGTGAGTGGCAGATAGGGAAGGGATAAAAGAGGCTCAACCACTCCCCTTCCTTTAAAATCCGGTGTGACGGGGGTCATAGAGGAAAGCATTCTTTAAAGCCGAGCACCGAAAATTTATATGCTTATAATAACATATGTTGTTGATTGTATAACAGATAGAGATCAGGCTCTTATATATCTCAACTGTTGATAGCTATGTTGATATGTATAATTGTCAACCAGGCTATGAGTTATAAACAGTCTAATGTATTGATATAATACATAGTTTACATAACATTTGTTATGGGACAGAGTAGAGGAGTATAAAGCGTACGTAATGTCGTACGTGCAAAATGCAAGGTCACATTGCAAAATGCAAGGTCAAGTTATATTGAGCACTATCTCCCCTTATCCCTCTACTATTCACTTTAGGCATAGAGTATATAACCAAAAGTTATAATTCAAGTTATACGTATACTACACGTGTAAGGTTGTTTAGCTCATCCAGGTGGATCGTGTGATCTTATATTAAGCACGGCTATTTATAAGGGTAAATAGGTTTTCTTAAAATAAGCGTAATATAATTAGATAGTTGCAAGGGAAAACTGGAAAAGGGTTAAAAATTAGCATAAATAGACAATAGATTGTTAGGAGTAAGTGTATGATATAGTTGAGTATTGAAAGAAAGTTGAGAATATATCTTGACAGGGGTATAATATAAGTAGATAGTAGAAGAAAAAGAGGGAGGGAAAAGGCTATGACAAGACAAGAAAGCAGAAAGTTAATGATCCAATTAATCAGCCGGAATGAGTATCAAGAGAAAGTCAATCTTGATGAGAAGAAAATAATAATGGTTATCCCTGATTATGTCCGGCATGAGGATGTAATTATGGGCAGGGTATAGGGAGGGGAGATCATGAAATATTACACGTTTACAGTTTATCTTGGAGGGGAAGGAAACACACCGGAAGAAGCATGGAGAGAAGCAGTAGAAGGATTTGCTCTTGATCCTGGTTGGGCTGAGGAGTGGATAAGTGAAGAAATGCCAGAATTTGAGGAGGTGACAGCATGAAAGGACCGGGGATCGACTACAGCAACGGGAAGTCAAATATAGACCATGCAACCGGGATTCATTACGGCGTTATTAACCAGCATGAGGTATTACAGGCTTGGGCGGATAGCAGCGAGGCAAATTATGGACAGCCGGAAAATACAGAATGTGACCTTTGCGGGACAGAATTTAGTCTTGAGGAAGAAGACCAAGAGCGCGGCTGGGGAGTAACGGTATTATGTCCTAAGTGCTGCAATGAATTTGAAGTTGATCTTCCAGACTGCGCGGAACCTCTGGGCTATTACTTTGACAGTGAGGAATATATTGCGGAATGTGGAGATGATGGGGATATATTTGTTATGAAATCACCTTACTTTACCTATTGTGTCTTTTGTTCTCCGTGTGCTCCTGGTGCTGGGTATTTAATGACCCCGGCTGATGATGGGATTAAGGCCTATTGCTTTGGTCACGATTGGTTTGATGATCAGAAGGCGCCTTATAAAGTGTACAGCGTGAAGACCGGGGAAGAGGTGCAGCCATGGAAAGACTAGATAAATTTAACGAATATGACGGACCAGACGCGAGCCTTGAGACCTCGCTTTATGAATATGGCCTCATATGGATTAAAGGGATTGAGGACCATGAAAACGACTATCATTTTATCTATGGCGTTGGATTGGATGAAGAAGGAAATTATAACCTCTTTGACTGGGGAAATGTTGCTATTGACACAGACCCGCGCAAAGAGTGGGATTGGGTAAATTGGCCGGATGTCCTATCTTGTGTCGGTATGGATGAAGAGGCATTTTTTAATCAACCACTGCCTCAAATCGTATCTGATTTAATCTCCTACTATGGACATGAAAACATTATGGGAAGCTCGTACTATCCGTTTGAAATCAAAGGGGAGGATTTATAGCCATGGATTGGATATTGTTTAGTCTAATCGGTGCTTTTGTGTGCAGCGCGGTTGCGTTTTGGTTGGCGATAATTAATTAATATATAGATCAGAAAAGGAAAAGGAGAAGTTATGAAAGCAAAAGAAAAAGAGAAGATTGAAGCGTACGAGCATTTGAAACAGTATAGAGGTAAAGAAGTTGCCGTTGTTATCAACAGTGTGTCGCGGTCCGGTATGTCAAGGCGTATGGAGTTTTATGCCGATGGGTTTAATAGAATCGGCTACTCTATCGCTAAGTTCCTTGATTATCCTTATAATGATAAGGGGATACGTGTTGACGGATGCGGTATGGATATGGTTTTTCATATATTGTCAAATTTGAATTACGCAATGGCGCAGAGGGATACAGGGAAGACAATCCAGGAACTACTCAAAACCGGGGAATGTGGAAAGCATATTTATGATGTGTATTTCTTTAACGCTAACAATTACAGAACGTTATAAGGGAGGGAGATCATGACAGCAAGCGAATTGAAATATAAGGTTGAACAGAGCGGAGAGGAGCCGTATTTCTTTACCCCTAAGACTATGCGGTTTTTCGGGGATACCATGAGGAATTACGGGGTTAGGTCGGCAGTTATTACCACATTTACACAAAAGCATATTGAAGTATGGGAACTGTATAGAAAAAGACCGGTCCGCCATGGGTTAAGCGATTCGGCATATTTCAGAAAAGATACATTTGCGAGAAGTTTTAGAGAGAAAGTTTAGAGGTGCGGGAACATGGGAACTATAATATTAATCGGCGTTATAAGTTGGCTGATTTACGGGATATTTTTCAAGGGGAGGTTATGAGATGAAAACAAAAAATTCAAAAGTTGAAAGGATGTTGCAAGCACTGTCTATTGTGGTGAAGGATGAAAACAAGGAACTCATAACGGCAATGGGCATTGTAATAGCAGATGAACGAGACGGCTATAATTATGACTTTAATTCAATGGCTGAAAGTCACCGGATAACAGTTTTAGGAAAGTCTTATTAAGGGAGGTTATAAGATGAGAGAGATCACAACGAAAGTTTATAATTTTGATGAGTTAACGGACGAGGTAAAGGATAAAGCAGTTGAGAAATTTGCCTCTGATTATCATGATGATCCATGGGAAAATGAAAACCGGGACACCTTAACAGCATTTGAGAAATCCTTCCCGGTAAAGGTTAAAGATTGGGAATATGGAAATCGTAATTATATCAATTTTGATTCACTGGTTGATGAGAATATAGAAGAAATGACAGGAGTTAGGTTATTAAAGTATATCATCAATAATTATGGGAGCGTATTGTTTAAACGTAAATATCTTCGCCATATGAAATCCGGGAAGATTGTATATTCAAAAATACAGACAGAGACTTGCTGCGTTTTAACTGGATATTATATGGATGATGAGATCCTTCAGCCGATATATGACTTCCTGAAAAAGCCAGATAAGACAAGCACATTTGAAGACATCCTTAATGATTGCCTTCATTGCTGGATCGGCGCTTGCAATAGAAATTTAGAGTATCAGAACTCTAAAGAGGCAATTATTGAGACCATCGAGGCAAATGAGTATGAATTCGACGAGGGAGGGAATTTAGTTTAATAATATAACAGACCGAGCCGGACGGGATAATCCGGCGGAAAGGGAGATCATGAAAGACAAGGTAATATTTAGAATATGGAAAGGGGAAGTTATAGCATTATTCCCGGAAGAAAGGGAAAGAGACGGATCCGTCACGTCATATATGCACATTGGACAACATAGCGGCGCCGATTATGATTATATCATAAGACATTCGAGACCAGCAACAGAAAAGAAATATAAGCTATTGTATAAAGAATTGGTACAAGTCGGCTATAATATGCAGGTATGTAAAAGGAGAGGGAAGTTATGAAAATACCGATAATAAAAAAGGTATGTCAAGACAAGTGCTGTTTAGATTGGAAATATCATAGATGTTTTTGTTATGTAGAATGCGAAAAAGGCCTTAAGATGTCATATAATTTATTTCAAGATTTCATAACCCACAAGGATAAGGAGGTGGACGCATGAAAATCATAATAGAAGTTAGCGGCGGAACCGTGACAAACATAACGGCAACGGATGAAGTAAGCATATATATCATTGATCATGATGAGTTAAAAGAAAGGTGCGGATATAGAGCAACGGAAGACGCAAGGGAGGCCATGCAGCCGGATTGTATATGTCACGATGATGTTGACTTTACGGAAGAGCTGGAAACCGCACTCGCTGACTATGAGAATCAAGAAACATGGGAACCAGAGGAGATTAGAGTATAAACATTCAGACCGGGAAAGGGGAACGGGGAAACCTGGACCCCTTCCCGGAATTTTTAAGGAGAAAAATCATGTTACTAAAAATCGATGTAAAACCAGAAGATATTATTTTCAACAAAAGCGGACGCATAATCATTAAACTGCATAAATACGCACAGTGGGCGAACGGGGCGCACCTCGCAACCGTACACGGGAACACAAAAGGAGACTTTGATAACAACAAAATACTGAAAGCTAAAACTTTATGTATCGGCGGCAATGGTGGCATGACTTTAGATTAATAAATTCAACTTTACCGATCCCCGGCGACATATCCGGGGATTTAAATTAGGGAGGGAATAATGACCACCAATAACGTATCAGATACCGGAAATTTATATCAAAACGTCACATTCCGGCTCGACCCCAGAGTCTGGAAAATAGTGAAAAGGGAAGCGATAAATTGTGATGTTACTTTGACCTCTATCGTGTCTGAGGCTGTAATCGCTTGGATTAAGTGGTTAAAGAAAGCGGAGCTGGAAGAAGTGGCAGAGGAGAGAGCGGAGAAGACCAGGAAGGAGCTGAGGGAAGCGGAGGAGTTACTTAATCTTCTTGTCTGGGAACGGAAAGTGAGGAAAATCAGGAAGACCAAAAAGCCACCGACCCCCAGTGCTATGGATCTGAGATATCCTGCATCGACTAAGAGGGATAGAAAAATAGCCAGGATAGAGAAAAAGGAGAAGTTGGAAAGGGAGTGGATGAAAGGCATGGATGAATGATAACGTATCAGGTACCGTTTAATGCAAAAAAGGGGGAAAATGAGCGATTTTTCATTTCAGGTTTTGATAAACTCTCAAACCCCCTTTTTTGACCCCCAAAAACCTTAATGATTTCAATGCTCCAGGCGGGTGAAAATTTCACCTCACGATGGATAGTATGGTCATTCACCCACCCCCCCGTATTTTTGAATCACCCATTGGGGTATATTTCTTGATTTAATCCAATATCTTACCGTACTAGGATCAATGTTAAAATCACGCGCAGTCACCCGAACGCCATTTCGTTTTATCGTGCCTAGAATGTTGCGAGTTGTATCGTCATCACTTTTAAACTTCGAATCCATGGCAAGAAGGTTAGCTTGAACGCAATAACCGCAGGTAATTGTTACAGTTCCAGTAATTGTACATTCGCAGGGAGAAGGTTCACCGTTGACAGTCATGATTTTCGGTGCAGTAAATTTCCGCATTACAAAAGGTGTTTTTTTATCTATTCTCATAATGATCT